TCCCTTGGCGTTCGTGGCGGCGCTGCCGCAGTTCATTATCCGTGGCCGATAGGCCAGCCATCCGTACCTGTCCTCGACGCTGCATCCCAGTGGCTGCCGCTGCTGCTGGTGTGTTCGCGCCCTGGTTCGCCTGCTGGAATGCAAGTATAGCGCTGGGCGTAGCCGTTGGAGTGAGCGACCTGCCCGTCCAGTTCTCGAACTGAAGCAGCAAGTCGTAAGGGAACTTTCCACTCTGGATCTCCTCGGAGAATGCACCCATAAGCTGACCCGTCAGCAGCGGGAAGTGCTGCGCCGTGAACTGGGCCACGTCGGGGTCCAGCATGCCTGCCTCCATCAGGGGCAGGCAGATGCTGGGACCTTCGCTGATGGCCGCGAACAGCTTCAGCCACGAGCGCATCTCGCTCGGGTGTGGATTGGGCTGTTGAGAAGAAGGTAGGCCAGGAATCTTCATCCCCGGCATGCGGTCCACCATATCCATGATGGCAGTAACGAGGCTGCGCGTTGCGACGTTGCCCGCCTGGGCGAAGGGCGTGGTCAGGAAGGGGGCGGCGAAGTTCTCAGCCAGCGCGTCGAGGCCCTGCACGCTCATGCCGTTGGCGATGGTAGCGCCCTCCCCGGCCGTGCCTTCCAGCGCGAAGTCCACCCGCTTCTTCATCTCGACGTAGACTTCCTCGACCTCTTCGTCGCTGCCCACCCAGAACTTCGCAAAGCCGATGGGAAGACTGTTCTTGAGTGCAGTCTGCATGCTGCGGTGGCGCACGTTCTCGCCGCCTCCAACCTTTCGCACGAAGCGCTTGAACGCGCCTACGCGCTTCACCTCCTTGGTGCGGTTGGCCATGATGGCACCACGGATATGAGCGAGGTAAGACTCAGCGCTGATGGGACGCATGACGTACTGCTGCGCGATGCCGTCGAGGTAGCGTGCCCCTCGGTTCACGATGTTGGTGGGCTCTCCCCACATGGCAGGAAGTCGTACCCACCCCGGCGCACCGTTTCGGACGAGGCCCGCGTTGCGCCACTGCTCGCCGAATGCTTGCGACAACTCAGCAGTAGACTGCAGTGCGTTCTGTAGCTGAATCGCGTTCTCCAGCAGAAGCTGGTAGTTCTGGAATCTCTTCTCACCCTGTATCGCAGCCTGGGCAGAAGTAACCCTCCGACCATCCTCGCCCGCTAGCGCTCGGTAGATGGCGTCGTCACCAATGCCGTGCGACCGGGCTCCTTGTCGGAGCTGAGAGATGTCTGCGATCATCTTCATCAGCACGCGAGGGAAGCGTGTGTTCGGAAGCTCCCCGCTCTGGCCAAAGAGCTTCTGCTTGAGCAAATCGATCGGTGCGGTATCTGCGCTGCCGTACTCGCGCAGCAGCCTGTCGAGCGCCACCGAATCGTCGATGAGGCTAGACCACGCCTGGTTGATCTGAGCCTGCCCCAGGCCCCAGTCGTTGCCCCAGAGCTGCGTGTTCTCCGTCAGCCCCTTCAGTTGCTGAAGAGCAGTCAGACCCGGCGTCATGAAACGACCGAAGGTCTTATCGTCCTTCGTCATCTGGTAGATACGCTTCTTGGCGTTCTGCAGCACGTTGAACTGCCGCCCCGCCGTAAGCTGGTCGGTCTTGGCCAGGTCCCGCAGCTCCTTGTAGGCGGAAAGGAACGTGGGGTCCTTTCCGCCAAACCCGGCTTTGGCGACCAGCACTTCTGGAAGAAGAGCAGGGTTCACGCGCTGCAGTGCCAGTCCGTACTCCCGCAACGCATCGTTGAGAAGGTCTTGGGCCTCGGCAATGTTTCGCGCCGCCCCCGCGTCGGCTCCGCGTAGGGGCGTCGTGAGAAGGTCTTCCAGGGAGCCCGCAACGTCCGCCGTCACAATCTTCTTGTAGTCCCCGGTGAACCCACCCTCGACCGCTTTGCGTAGTTTCGCCAGAACCGCTGGTGCCTCGAGGGACTTTGCTGCTGGAGCCGGTGGCGTCATCCCAGGGAACGCCATGTCGTACTTCGACAGAGCCTCTTGCAGCGCAGCCTCGGCCTTTCCAAGGTTCTCCAGGGATACCTTCCACCGCGCCGTGGATTGGGTGCTGCGGTCCAGCGCCTTGGTCTTGGCGTCACGGAGGTCGCCGCCCTGATTCACCAACTTCCCAAGGTCCCCTCGTGCCTCGTTCCACGCCTTGAAAGCGTCGGCGAGGGGAGCAAACTCTTCAGGGCTTCCCGCCGCGTCAAATCTCTTCAGCCAGTACCCACCGGACGAGGCGATCTGTCCTCCCTGAGCCTCCTTCACCAGCTTCCCGGTGACACCCTTGAGGTTGGAGGCGGGCTCACCGCGTGCCTGACCATCTGCCAAGGCGACGAGGTTGCCCCGCGCTTTATCGCGCCCCTCGAAGGGCACCGGCTTCGATGGTTTGCCAGGCGTCACCGTCTTTTCAGGAGCCATCACCTCCTTGAGCTTGTAGGAGTTTTCGAGGATATCGATCGCGGCCAGCAGGTCCGCAGTCTCACCCTCGGTCTGCCCCAGCACATCCTCGGTGGTCAACTTTGCTGGGCGCTCTGGCTCCAGCGTCAGCTTGCCAGCGTCAATCTCGGTAAGGTGCTTCTCCAGATCCTCGCTGACAGACATCACCTCCCAGCTATCGTAGTCGGGGGGCTTGATCGGCGGCTCCCCACCCAGCGGAGCGACACCTGCCTCCACCCCTTCAGCCGCGTCACCGGGATTCACGCGAGCCCACTGCCACTCAGAATCTAGCCGTGCTGTACCGTCTGCGAGCTGCTCTACTCCCACCCGCATCCGCCGCACGCCCAGGGGTACGCCGAAAATGAACTGGGTCATATCCGCCACTTGCTTGGGCTGAAGCCCGTGGGTATCACCCGGAACGATCCCCCCATCTAGCTCGCTCGCGAGCTGCAGCATGACGCCACGGTAGTTCGTGTTGACGAGCTGTTCCTCGTTGCTGCCGACCCGCGTCTGAACCGACACCCCTTGCTCGTCATCGAGCAGACGAGCTTGGCGCTCTTCGGGCGTCATCACGCGACCCGTTTCGTTGCCATCGGCGTCGGTGACCTGGGCCATCTTGGCTTCGGCTTCAGGGGTAAGGGAGGCTTGGCCGGTGGCTAGCTCGTCTACTCGGCGAAGCATCCCCTGTCCGCTGCGCAGGTTCTCCAAGGCGTCAGCGAGAGCCGCCATGACGGGGCTCTCGCCCTTCCCAAGGTTCTCGTTCGCGAACTGCAGACCGGCGCGGAACTTCTCTGTGCTCATCCGGTTGAGCACTCCGGGGCGCACCGAGAATCCGCTCATCAACGAGCGCACCACATTGAGCATCTTGGTTCCGAATGGAACCTGCGCGACCTCTTCGTCGGTCACGCGCATCAGGTCTTCCATGCGCTCGAAGAGTTCCCCCATGTTGTCGGGGTTGGACATGTACTCGAGGAAAGCGTGGTCGTTGGCTTCGAGGTTCAAGTCCTTGAACAGGGCTGCCATGACGCCGTTGTTGTGGTCGGCGATGTACTCGGCGTTCTTTCGGTTGAAGCGGTTGGAGAGCATCGTCGCGGCGTTCTCGCCCAGCACCCCGAACACTCCACCCACCACCCCATTGGCCAGCACGTTCTCCACGCTTAGCTCGGTGTGGTCGCGCATGGCGCTGATTGTCATGTTCTCGCGCATCGCACCTAGCCCACCCGCCACTGCCCCCACGGCAGAGCGGGTGAGGATAGGGGCGCTCTCAGCAACGGCGGTGGGGATCATCCCCTTGAGGGCGCGCTCCGCCGCAATCTCTGGACCCACGCCCAGGAAGTAGGGGGCGGCCTTGCGAAGCTCGGCGAGCTTGTTGGTCGTGAGCATGCTCTGAGTGACAGCTCCCGCCGCAGCCTCGTCCGCAACTTTTTTGATGCCCCCGCGCAGAACTACGCTGGCGGCCTTCGCGCCTCCGGTAAACAACGCAGGACCGAACTGACCTGCGCCGTAGGTCAGCGCGCTGATGATCGGGTACTCGTCCTCGTATGCCTGGTAGGAGAGCTGGAGGTTTGTGACATCGAGGTCGTACCCTCCGTAGGTCGCGTCGTCGCTGAGCAACATCGAGGTAAGAGGAGCCGCGCCGGGAACGGCAGCCAGCAGGTCCATTCCCATACCTGCGGGAAGCGAGAGCGGCTCGGCCTCCATCCGCGCAGCTTCCTTCGCGTCCGCCTTTTCTAGAGATACCCACGCCTCGACCATCTTCCGCTGCTCAGGCGTCAGAGCGTCCATCTCCTCCTGGGTGCTCACCTGCGGAAGGCTCATCAGGAAGGGTTCGCCTTCCTTGCGACCAATGCGCGCCCGCTGGAGGTTGCTGGTGCTCATCATCCCGCGATCCATGATCTGACCCGTGTTGGGATCGACCATGAGCACCTTCTCTGTAGCCTTGCCTTGAGCGTCCCCCACATCAGCGTTCTCTACGTCGCTGCGCTGCGGTCCCTGTCGGGTAGCACCAGAGAGAGCGGACGTGAGCTTCTCCCAGTCACGCGCAGGAGTGTCGAGCCCCTCATCCATCGCCGCCATGCGAGCGGCGACGGCTTCGTTGAGCGACTCCTGGTCGATGGGCTCGTCGGACATCTTACTTCGCCTTCCCCGACAGGTTCATACTTCGCAGGTCGATGGTGGAGTTCTCCAGCAGCTCGCCATTGATAGAAGAGCGGATAGCCCCCATGGCAGTAGACAAGCTGCCCTGGGACCTACTGAACAGCTCCGTGAGAGGCAGATCGTCTCCCAACTCCTTGGCAATCTCTTGCGCTTCAAAGGCCTGCGGAACACCTCGACCCGTCGCCTGAGAGAGGTAACCGATGGCGAGTACCTTGAGCAAAGCCGGGTTGATGCTCACTCGGTTCGTTGCCTTGAAGTCCCTTAGCTTTTGGATCTGGGTCCGCGTCAACTTATTGCGCGGAGTTCCTTCCACGAGTGCCCCGACCCTCTTCTGGTATCGTTTCCAGAAAGCTTTCTCGCGGGGGTCTTTGATGTCCGAAACCTTAAATGAAATAAGATTGTCGGTCACTTTTGCGGCCAACGTCCCCGCTGTGCTCCGTTGAGCAGCCTTCGAGGCGTTACGCATTACCTGCAGAAGGTAGTCGATCTGCTGTCCAGACTGCGCCTGCTCCTGGTACTTCCTCATCGCGGCCACGCTGGGGAACGCTCGATTCCTAAGCTCGGCCACCTTCTTACTCGACGCCCCAAACATTTTCACTTTTCTAAGCATGCTTTCATCTATCTGAGTGACGCCCCGGTCGCCCATGGCCTGTCTGGCGGTTGGTAGATTTCGGCGCTGGACGCCATCGGTCATAACCAGCGCGGGCGTCACGACTTCAATGATGCGATTCTTGGGCGTCACCCACTTCTTCTTGTTCTGGTCCCACACCGGAGGCGCAGCGACGGTGGCGCGGAACCACCCCTTCTCCAGATTTTCGCCTCCACCGGGAGTACCGGCTTTATCAAACAGGGCGTTGCCGTTAGGCATGGCCACAATCACAGGAGCCTTCACGTCGATGTCCTGGTCCTCCACGCTGGAGATATCCAAAACGGGCATGCCCTTCGCCATCGCGGCTTTGATCACCGGGCTCATGGGGCCGCCGTTTGCACGCTCGAAAGCGCGTGCGCGATTGAGCTGGGTGTTGAGTTCCGCATTACTATCGGGCTGGCGTCCCACGGCGTTGGTCTTGTAGGTCTTCTTACCCCACGGGATACGACCCGGATACATCTGCTCCAAGCGCTTCCAAGCCTTCGTGTATTCTCTTTCGGTGACCTTCGCCTTTGCGGGCAACCCCAAAATATCGCGGGTAAACTCTTTGACTGCCCCCCCGCTCAGCGAGCGCGTGTCGGCCATGCGATACCGAGTGTCGAGATCTTTCTGCAGGTTTCCAAGGCTCGCAGCGCTGTAGTTCCTCTGGTCGATGTTGACCTGACGGACGTACTCCTCGGTCTGTTTTCGAAGAGCTGCGCTCTTGTTGATAAGCGCTTGGACCTTGGGCGTAAGATCCTGAACTTTCGCCTCGTCGCCCGCTTCCTTCGCCGCTTCAAGATCAGACATCGCTTGCCTGAGGTCTTCCACTACCTTCTTTTCTGCCTCGGTCTGCGGGCGTGCGTCCTCCTGCGGCAGCCGCTGCTTGCTCACGGCAGCGCGTCCCCGCCCTGGCTGGGCGGTTCCACGCTGCCCACCAGCAGGGGCTTGGGAAGAAGAAGTGGTTGCGGACCCCGGCTGAGCACCGCTGCCTTGTGCGGGCGGCTGCCCCGGCGCTGCGCCGCGAACGGGAGCCTGTCTGCCCGTCCCTACGATGCTGGTGCCGGTGATGCCCTGGCCTTCAAGGTTGCGGGCTTCGCTCTCGATCTGGTTTCCGAGTCGCATGTCGGACTGGGATACTTCGATCAGCTTCTGCGCTTGCTCGGCGCTGATTAGCTCCTGCTCCTGCATCTTGCGAATGCCGGTGATCATCGTCTCCAGGCGCTTGTCCGCGTTGTCAGGGCTCATCATCTGCATGGTCTTGTCCACGTTCTGGACTGTCAGACCTCCGAGTGCTCGGCTGATAGCCTGCTGGGCGTTGCCTGCCGCGTAGGCGACCTTCTGATTGACGAGTACTTCCCCGGCCAGCATGAGCTGCTCGTTGCCCTTGGCCATCAGCATGGCTGCGCCCTGGTCAGCTCGCGACTTCATGATCACGCTGTCCCAGGTGGCGGCAATCTTCTTCAGCTCTTTGGCAGCGAGGGCGTACTGGAAGTTCATGTACGCATGACGAGCAACCCGGTCGCTCTTGTAGGCTTCCTGCATGTCTTGGAAGATGCCTCGCTGAAGCTGCGCGCCAGCCTTCGCGTTGTTCTGAGCTTGGATCTGCGCGTTGAGGTCCCGCTGAATCGCGCCTTCGATGATTCCCAGAGCGGTGTTCTGTCCGCCGAAGCGAGAGCTGTTCATTGCGCCTGCGGCGATAGACAGAGCGGAAGCGAAAGTGGCAGCGCCATGCGCGTTCAGAAAGAGGCGACCGGGCTGCGGAGCCATGTTGGTGATTTCATCGCCTAAACGCTGGAGCTTACGGATCTCTGCCATGGAGGTTGAATACGCCTCCTTGCGGGCGTTCTCGTACTCCGTAGCCAGGTCACCCAGGGTCTTGGCCTGGCGCTCGTAGGCGGCCTTCAGCTCGCTGCCGCGCACAGCCTGCGCAGCGCCCTGAAGTCGAAGCTCCTCGCCCGCCTCGTTCAGGTTCTGCTGAATCTTCTGGGCATACGGAAGGACGTTCTCCCGGTACTGGAGGTTGCCGGTAACCATGGATTCACCACGGGCCCGTCCGCGTCCACCGCCCCTGGACCGGGGGTTAAAGTTCTTGAAGGGAGCCCGCTCGTCTTCTTGGCCCTCTTGCCAGCCGCCCTGCGCTCCGGCGCTTGCGGCTCCTCCTGTACGTCCCGACTCGACGCCTATGCGACCCAACCCCTGCGGGGGGTCGGCAACGTCCTGATCGAGCGGATCGGTATCGGGCTCGTCCGCGAGAGGCTTCCCCTCGCTTAGCATGTAGTCACGTCTCAGTTGGTCCTGTTCCCGCTTCTCCCTTTCTTTCTTCAGACGTTCGACACGTCCCGTTCCGTAGCTCTCCCGGATCTCCTCACGACTAGGCAACGAGCCAGCGCCGGATGTCTTGATCCCCAACCGCTCCATAAGTGGGACGTAGCCACCGCCACCGCCCTCTTTCTTCTCAGGCGGATCACGCAGTATCCGAACGGGGTCATTGCCCAGTCGCATCGCCGCCTCCTCCCCCGCTGCTCTTCATCCCAGCGGTGACAGGGCCTGCGGACTGCTTAGCCCCTTCCTTGCCCAGGAACGCGCCGACGTCCGCCCCCACCTGCGTGAGCGTTCCTAGCGCCTTCTGCCAGCGGTCAGAGCGTATCTTCGCGAGCTGCTGCTCAGCGATGCGCCGCTCCTGCGCCGAGGCCACTAGCTGCCGACCGTAGATGTCCTGCAGGATGTTCCTTGAGGCGTTCTGAGCGTTGCGCATAGCCAGCGCTGGGCTGATGTCGCGTCGTCCCAACGACGCGCCCATCATGCCCTGCATGGCGCGTCCCGCTGCCAGCGCTCCTTCCTTGCGTGCAACGGTGTCTCCATCGGCAGAAGCGCGCAGCATGTTCTCCCAGTCGCGCTGCATGTACTGGTCGACGAAGGGCTGCGCGATGCCTGCCGCGAGGCCGGTGCCACCTATGATCGAAGCTCCCAGCATTCGACTGTTGAGCCCGCCGCTGGGGTCTTCCTCCACCGTGGTCGTCTGCTCGATAATATCGGTAGAGTCGGGGTGCTCAATGATCTCTTCTTCACCCTCTGCCCAGTCCTGCGCTCCCTGTCGACGCATGACCATTTCCTCGAACGAGTAGGTCTGAGGGCGCTCGCCACTGACACCTCCAGCCACCGCACCACCGCCCATCATTTGAGCGGCATCGGGAACGCGAACATACTCTCCGTCTACCTCCATGAAGCGATCCGTGGCTTCGATGTCGCCTACAGGGTTGGGCTCAAACTGGCGAGCGTCGTCGAAGGCATAGTCCAGGGGAGCGTCGAGCGCTTCTCCCACGCGTGGGTTGACGCGAGGATCGCCAAACTCATCGACCGCCGTAGACTCTTGGTCATATTCGTCGAGCAGCGTGAGCTGCTCTAAATCTGCGTCTTCCAATTCGGCGGCGTCTACCGCTGAAAGAACGTCGGCGTCATATGCGTTGGCTTCGACTTCGTCGATCACCTCCAGCATCCGGCGGCCAGCGGGGTTGCTTCCCGACCCCTCAACGAAGGTTCGTAGAGCTGACCGGATCTCTTTCTGGGATGGCTCCGCATCCTCGTCCATTTGAAGGGCGCGCAAGACCATTTCCGGCCGCTTGCGATAATCGGCCAGCATGGTTCGTAGCATGCGGTGAATCTGCGCCGAATGACGCCCGTCGCCAAGGTCGTAGACATCGCCGGCAAACTCTTCCAGCGCCTGGAAAATTGGATCGTTACCAGCCATCAGCTATTCCCTCCCTGGAGGCCGCCCAGAATAATTCCCAGTCCCGCGCCGCCGATGGCACCCGCTACGTTCCCAACACCCGGCACAACGCTCCCTAGCTTTGCGCCGATAAGCGCGTATTGAGCGCCCTGCGAGGCCGCTCCTACAGCCGCGCCTCCCCAGTCGAAGTCCTCGTCATCCTCCTCGATTGGCTTCGACTGCTGCCTAGGCTGAGCCTGCTGCTTGGGCGCAGGCACAGCATCGATGCCTGTGCCCAGGAAGGGCATAGGGTTAGCGCCGAAGCTGGTGACAGCAGTGGAAGCTCCACCGACGCTACCAGCCCAGGCAGCAGCGAGCTGGTTCGCAGCGCTCTGGCGCTGGGACTCAGCCTGTTGCACGTATTGAATCTCGGCGGGTGTAGGTCCTAGCTGGAGCATCACGTGTTGTCCCTTGGTGTGGTGGCCACCTTGTCGAGGCCCACCTTGATTCCTACGAGCACTGTAAGCATATCAAGTCGCCACCCGGTGAACGGCTCGTCCGGTGGTATGCCTGGCGGCGCATACTCGCTGAAGCGCACCGACAGCGCCTCGGACTTCTGCTTGCGAGGCCGAAGGCGCAGCTTGATGTTCGCTCCTCCAGCCTCCGCTGGCTGGTTGAAGAAGTACGTCTCCGCTGGTGTCTCGTCGTAGTCGTAGAGCAGCTCGACCTTGAGCCCGCTCTGGCTGTAACCAGCGGCGGTCAGGGGTCGCTCCCCTGTGATCTGAAGCTCCCACGTCCGACCGTAGCCCTGGACCTTCGCCATGGGAAGCCAGCCCGTGGCAAGCGACATGACGCCCTGGCTGCCGTCGATGGTCGCGGGCTCTTCGTCGAAGCGCGCTCGAAACGTTCCGCTCTGGGTGATCCAGAACGGCCTACCATCCCGCTCAGTCACGCTCAGAGCTTCAGGCATGACAAATGTCGACCACTGCCCCCGCAGCGTGTTGAAAACCCATGTCTGATAGCCGGTGGTGTCTTCCTCGATCCGGTCGGTGAAGAAGAGCACCTCGCTGCGGAGCGCATCGCTGGCTGTGCCTTTGAGACGCAGTCCCGCAATGTCCGTGGTGTCCTCGTAAGGAAGTCCCACGAAGCTCACCGTGAGCTTGCGGTCGATAAGGTAGAAGCCCCGCTCGCTAAGGAAGATGCAGCCGAAGTCCCCCGTGACGATGCTGCGCGGGTCCGTACACCCGATGTCAGTAGACAGGTAGGCGGGCTCTGCAAAGCCCGCCCCCTGTCCTGTGTCGGACGGACCCGAACCGTAGGTGTAGTGAATGGCTGTGGAGGAAAAAAGAAGGATGCGCCCATCAGGAAGCGCAGCGACCGCCGTCAGCGGGTCAGCAGTGCCAGGCACTCGCACGGTCAGGTTCTGGTTCCATTCAGGGGCGTACCCCTTGCGCAGCAGCTTGGTGTACTGAGCCTTTCGTGGGTCCACCGATGAGATGCTCCACAACCGATTCGAGGCTGCCGCTACAGACCTCGAGGGGTCAGGGGCATCTGCGGCCAACTCACCACTCCACGTGTAAAGCGCCCCTCCGCTACCTGCGCCCCAGAGCGTTCGATAGTCAAACGGCCGCTCCACGTACACATCGGACGAAAGAAAGCGCTGCGCCGAAGAAGCAGAAGGACCGGAGATGATCCATTGTTCGTGAGAAACAAACGGCAGCTCGGGTAACGCGACGGCGTTGGGGGTGTCCCCGTCCGAAGCTCGTCCTAAACAAAGCTCAACGCTCGACGTTTCGCTCAAAGGAATGCCCGATAGCTGCCAGGGTATTCCGTAAAGATAAGCGATGAACCCGTCCACGTTGGTCGCCGCCTCCAAATTGTAAGCAGGAGACAAAGAGGTGACGTGAGGCACCGTCCGATGCTCACCTCCGTTCTCGTCAAAGGACGTCAAGTACGAGCCCACCGTCAGTTGGGTCACTTCTTCGCTCGGGGTGCTCCCCACAGCCGCCAGCGAAATAGGGGGAATGGGCACAGCGGTTCCACGCGGAACCTCTCCGCTACCTGTACCCTCGCGGACCCCTACCCAGTTATCGGTTACCGCCTGCAGGCCCGTCCCTGCCAGCATCCCTTGAGGACCACCCACCACCATGGGAGCCGCTCCAGCGACAGTCACGTAGGCGTTTTGACTCACCATCAACGCGCCCAAACGTGGACCGGGCGATTGGATCTGAACTTCGTAGGGGGCAGACCGAGAGCTACTGGCCACCGGCTTCAGAGTCCGTAGATCTTCGGGGATAGACGCCGAACCGTAGTCTTGCTCAGGACTGTATCGCTGGAAAGAAGTCCACCGAACGACCCCATCGTCGTCTACCCGCAGATTCACCCTCAGTTGGTAAGGGTTGTTTTGATAGCTCCCTAACGACTGCCCAAAAGGAAGGATCTGGGCAATGGCAACGGCACTCACATACGCCGAAAAGTCCGGGTATACCTGTCCACGCCGTGTGATGGGAGGCTGCCGAAAACGGCCCACGTCCACGCCTCCCCCATCCTGAATGGGAACGGGCAAAGAGCGACGGGTAGCCAAAAACGACGTGGCCGACAGGAGGTCGCCCACGGTCTGCGCGCCGATCTCCTGCATGCCCGTCCGGTTGTCTCCCGCCGCCGAACCGTAAAGCACTACAGCGTGCCCCACGTTGTTAATGTAGGCCCCTTGAGAACCAATCGCGGACCCCGGAATCGCGCTCGATGTGTCGGGAATAAAGTCTAGATCGGTATCGATAAGAGTGTGTACGACGCTGGCGCTGTAGGTCTGGGGGCCATTGTGGAAGACGTAGGGATGAACACCTTCCAGTGGGGAAGAGGGATCTTGATCCTCGGGAGAAAGATCATAAGGGACGTTGTCCCAATTGCTGATCGTTTGAACGCCTAACCACCTCCTGCCGTTGTCGTCAGGCTGCGTAAGAAATGAGCCCGCCCAGGCACCCCGTGCCATTTGCGTTGTCTCTCTTCCTAGAGAACCCGGCGTGCCCCCCGTACAGTGACGGGCAAAACTGTCATAGTGGAACTCGGCAAAGGGAGGGCGCTCCGCTCCGTAGTCGGGAGAGGTCACTTCCGGCGCTGCGGTGACGCGGCCGATCTTCAAGCGGGTCAAGTACCCTTCCTCCCAGAACGGGTCCTTCCAGACGATAGACGCGTAGTCTAGGTTGTAAGGAATAGACGCCACGCGAGTGCTCGAAAACACCAGCAGCAGTCGGCCTTCAGCGTCGGAGGTCTGGTGAAGGCCAGCGGGCCAGTCTCGTTGACCTTCACCATCGGGAGCGCCAGTCCAGTCCGGTACTGGGTTTAGCCATTCAACGCCCGTGTTGGTCGTGGGAAGCGGGGGAGGGACGACCCACGAGGGGTCGTTGAGATACAGCTCGCGTACAAACTCAATCCGCGAGCCCGCTGGCTGATCGGGACGTATCCACCACTGGATAATGCGAATCGTGTTGATGTCAGGGCGCGAATTGCCGGGAGCAGGCCAAGGTTCAGCGGGAAAGTTTCCGTTGTTTGGGTAGAACTGGTTGTAGTCAACATGCAGGGTGTAGATGAAATTCAGCCCCGGTCCTCCCACGTGCACCATGTCCAGAGGTGGTCCAGGAAGCATCAGATCAGCGTTGGGGTTGGTGGCAGGATCGGGCACCGACGGACGAATAGTCGCGGCGTCTCCACGGACGGACTCAAGAATGTTCCCGTCCACGTCGTGCAAGGAAAGGACCATCCCTGGACCTTGCCGTTGAGCATCCGCTACCGATGTGACAACCGGAGGACCATAGGGCGGGGGGTAACCTAGCGGCGTAGGAAAGCTGACGTTCCGATCCATGATGTCCCGCACTTCCGTGGGGAAACCTCCAGAAGAAGGAGGTGCGGTGAAATTGGAAAAAGTGGAGAGGCGTGCGCCGTAAGGACTCTCCGCCCACACGGGGTCGCCATCGGGATCTTCTATGGCGCGTTGAGGCGTAGAAAGACCGGCGCAGCTCACAAAGAAGTAAGTGCCGTCCGAGGGGTCTACGGGCGTCTCCGTGATCGCACGCACTCGTGGGAAACACGGGTTGCCCTCCGCACAGCGGCTGGCACCCGGCTCCCCGTTGGGGTTCTCGATCACGGCAGGTGGAGGGTATTCGCGCTCGGGGCCCACCTGGCGATCAGCGTCAAAGACTGCGTATTGCACCCCCGACGTTTGCAGATAGCTCCACCACCCACCTACTCCCGGATTGATCGCGTCGTAAGCAATAGACGGCGCACCCGTCCCACCAGCCCAGCCTTGACCAGTGGGACCGATTCGCTCTTCGACTTGGTAGCTACCTTGAGGGTCGGCGTTCCACATGCACAGAGTCCGAGGAACACCGTCGATAATATGTGTGGCGCTGTCGCCGTGGTCCTTGGCAGCGTTGGCCTCCGTAGGCTCGAACGCCGTCGCTTCCCAGCCGGTGAACGGAGCCGGGTTAGATTCGGAGGGGTCGCTCTGGTCCTCGTCGGGGTAGACGCGCACAGTCGTCGTAGCCACGGTCACCAGCGCATCGTCAGTATGCGAAGCACCCTGCGTGGTCGGGTCCACCGCACCGGGCGTGAGAATCTGGTCACGCTTCGTGTACGCACCGCCCTTGAGCGAGGCGCAGTCCTTCGCCTCACGGATGCGCGGTGGCTGCACCAGCTCCTTGACGTTTCCTTCTTCGACAGCGCCGCCCAGCGACACCTCGAGGGGCTGTTTAGAAAGAGGCATCAGTAAACCCAGAACTCCGCGTCCACGGAGCCGGTTCCACCCGGAGTACCCCACTGAACGCATATGTATTTGCTCTTGTCGTAGCGCTGCCCGCTGGGACAGAAGAAGCTCTCCCCCTTGTTCTTCATCGCCACGTTCCACCCTCTGTAGGAGCGGCCAAGCTTGTGCGGGACGAGCGTCGGGGTGCCCTCTGGAACCGACCTACGCTGCGTCTGATAGCCGTTGCTGGCCTGGGGAGCACCGTTGCGACTGGCCGGTCCAAGGACGCCCTGTTCAAGGGCGTCCAGACCGTCCTGCGTGCTGTTCTGCGTGCGGTCCCCTACAGCTCCCTGCAGCCGGTTGTACCGTGCCATCTCATCCACCCCATCCCCATCCGCCCGTGCCGTAGCTGGGCCAATACCAGGGGTAGTTCGGTGCCTGGAAGCTCGTCAGCACCTCCTGCACGGTGTCGGGGAACTCGGCGTCACGGTCAGGAGCCATGGCCACGATACGAGCCGCAATCTGCGCCTTGCTCGCGAGCAGGTTCGCCGTCTCGGACTCTTCCTTGTCGCGGATCTTCGCAGCCACGTCCACGATCATGTACTCGTCCCAGTGAGCGTATCCAGGGACCGCCTGGAGCTGGGGAGGGATGACTGGAAACTCTGCTGGGTCCTGATCGGTCCACCAGAACTTGGCGGGCAGCGGGGTGTACCAGACCGTAGTCTTGGTGCCTTCAAGGTTGGGAGGGTTGGGCGTGAAGTGCAGATACTGGAAGGTGGTGGCCGCCGTCTGCTGAATCTCGATAGGCAGAACGCGGTCCCGGTCTGCACCCCAAGGGGTATTCAGCCCATCGTAATCGCTGGCGGGGAAAGGCAGAGTCGTCGGAGGGTAGTCCGAGGCCGTGAGGGTGAACCCACCCACTCGGTAGCTGATGCGGATGCCCTTCTGCCAGGTGCCGTTCCACGCGGCCTGGTGGTTGCGCTTGGTGAAGTTGAAGGGCCTGCAGTTCCACGGGATGCCATCGCCGAAGTCGATGTCCACGCCCTTGATCATGTAGAAGTCCCTCGGCAGAACAACGAAGGGCTCCTGCACGGGAGGGGTGGTATTGCCCTGGAGGGGGAACTGGGCAGCCCAGTCCCGAATGACCGCCGCCTCTGGAATGACCCACGAGCGCAGGAAGAACTCCTGGGCTGAGTTCTGCACGATCATGTCGTACAGCTCACCCAGGGATTCGTTGCAGTACGCCGTGATCTCCCTGTCGGTCACGAACTCCGAATCCAGCATGTCACTCCGCTCACGGATGCGCTGGATCAGATCCGCCAGGGAGACTTGGTTGTACATGTCAGATCAGTATCCCATGTTCCCGCGCTTGCCGCCCCTCTTGCCAGCCGCTCCTGCGCTTTCACGCACACGAGCGCCAAGGCTTTGGTGGTGACGGTCGGTCAGTCCCTTGTGAGTGCGGTCGCGGTGGTGGACCATACGGCCATGGCTTCGGCGCTCGTCCCCACGGTGCCACTTGTCGATGAGAGCGCGCTCGGCCATCCCCACGGCCTCGCCCCTGCGGCCCTTGTGCTGGCTCCAGCGGGCCTTCATTCCCCTCTTCATGTCGCTCTTCGCGGCTCCCACCGCCATTGCGCGCCTGCCCTTGCGTCCTACCCCCATTAGCGGCCTCCCTTTTTGAGCTGCGGATACTTCTTGTACACAGCGTTCTTGATCCCTTGCGGGTTAGGAGCGTTGTGCGCCAGTTTGAGCGCCGACTTGGCGCGTGCGAGCGTGTTGATCGGGAAGGATCCCTTCGGGGATCCTCCCTTGGTCCCAGCGAAGCTCTTCTTGGCGACGGTCTTGTACTTGCCGACATTGGAGCCTCCAGGCTTGCGACGCGCAGACGCCACCTTCTTGGCTGACTCCTTCATGCCCTTGCCGATGCGCACGGCCTTCTTGCGTCGAGCTGCCATCACAGAATCCTTGGCGGGGGTTCACTGGGTGCTGGAGCCGGGGCTGGAACAGGCACTGGCGGAAGCTGGTTCCCAAAGCTGAACTCGAGGGTGCCGGTCTGGTCCACGATAAGGTCGATGACCAGCGCGCAGTCGTTGGGCAGCACCGCGTTGTCTTCGATGTTCACGTCACGTATCTGAACGTCGATGACGCTGCCGTCCCCTGGGATGACAGCCGCCGCCTGCAGGCTCGCGAACCCAGCGCCATCAGGAGCAAGGATGCGTGCCGCGACGTAGCGCACCGCAGTGAACCCAGAGACGTCAGGCTTCACCGTCCAACGGCCTCCACCCTCGTCGATAAAGAGCATCGGACCCAGCACGGTGTCCACACCGTCTGCTCGCGTCAGGCGAGCGACGGTGCGCACCTGCCCTCGACCGAAACCCCATACTTGATCGCCAGTAGATTGCAGCATCAGGACCCCTGCGAGTACACGGTTGGAATGTCGGTCTGGCGAAGCCAGAGCGTCAGCAGCGCAGTGTCACCTGCGTTCAAGAAGGGGCTGCCTGCGCCTCCCCAGTTCTTTCTACGGAGGTACATGGTGGCCGTCGCCTGGTCCCACTCGCACGCGATGTAGCCTCGGAACCCACCGGGCGTCACGTCCTGAAGCGCGATGTCGTAACCCTCGAGGACCACCTCTCCACGGCCCACGACCTGACAGCTCCAGTCCTCTGGAAAGGCGTTGGGAGCGGGGTTCCAGACCTGTACCTCGACGTTGCACGGAGGGGCAGTCACCTCGAAGGTGATGTTCCCGTCCGCGTCCTCGACAGACTCGAACTTCGCCTTCCACTCCAGGCGGTCACCGCCCAGAGCCTGAATGTCCATCTTGTTGTCGATGATCGGCATCAGGGAGTCTCCACGATGGTCTGGTTGGCGACACAGCTACCGCTCTGCAGCAGGTGAATGCAGAAGTACACCTTGTCGTACTCGCCGTCTTCCTCGTCGTACTGGAGCTGGACGGTGCTGCCGCCTTCGCGGCGAAGCTCGATGTGGATCACCCGGTCGGCGTTGTTGTAGTCCCACTTCGCCCAGAGGATGTCGGTGTTCGTCAGGTCGCTGTCCAGCGGGCTGTACGCCATGCAGGCACCGACCACCTCGACCTCTCCAGCACCTGGGAGCGTCAGCTCGTAGAACACGTCACCACCGCCGTCCACCTCCTCGGAGATGCGGCACTGGCGCGGCGTGACCATCATCCCGTCTTCGCCGGTAGGGCTGTCTGGAGCTTCAGGGTTGCGCGAGAACCAGCCCGACAGAACCACGTCTCCGGGTCCTTGCGTCGTGTACCAGTCGCGTGTCCTTACGATAGGCATTAGCGCTCCTCCGTAGTGGTCTTCTTGACGGGCTCACGGCGAAGAGACAGTAGGGACTTCACCGACGATTTCGCCCCTAGAAGAAAGGGGGGAACATCCATGTAGATTCCCCCATCGGTGCCGTCTGGGGCGGACGTGTTTTTCTGCATCACCATCACGTTGACCCCCGTTGCGACCTCACCCACCAGCCAGGGCAAAGGTCGAGGAACGGAGAGGCGTGCGTCCTCGGTATCCGGTACCAGCACCTCGATATCGACGACAGCTTGATACTGCTGCGTCCACTTGAGCTGGTCACCGGGAAGCGGGTCCTCCCAGGGCTGAACACCCGGAGCGCGCTCACCGTTCTTGTTGATGTACTCGTAGGTCAGCGAGCGAAGGTTCGCTCGTACAGTCGCACGCGTGAAGCAGTTGAATACCTCCTGAAACACGGGCTCATCTCCGATGATATCGGGGTCCACGTCCGCGTCGAGCCTGGGCGCGATGTTCGAGTCCACCTGAATGCCCCACGTCGCAGGGCCGCCCTCATATCGCAATATGGATTCACCCCCCAGTAGCTGCGGCAATATCCTCGTCGAGGAAGAAGCAGTCGGAGCAACGAGGGGATTGATCTGAGGGAGATAGCGAGTCGGAGACGCCACACACCAGCAGCTCTGGCGTAGAGCGTTAGTGACGCTCGCCTTCTCGCTCGTAGACCAACCCTGGTAGATGGAATCGAACGTCAGGTCATCGTAGTCGGAGGGGAAAATGTCAGGGTCAGGAAGAGTGTACGTCATCGTGCTCTGGGGGAGATCCCAGTCCAGCGCGACCATGTACCGACCACCCTCACCCTCGTTAACACCTTCCCCCACCGACTGGATCTCTTGCACGTACTGCGCGTTGGAGGTGCCGAGTCCTAGCTCCTGGGCAATACCGAACGGGTAGACACCCTCCGTGGGTATTTTGTCGTCGATGGGCGGGTGACCGCTCGAAGACGCCTGAAGGAGAATGTCTCGATAGGGAAGCGGAGCGGTCCCGCTACCGACCGCGTACACACCCATGTTCGTGGCGTTGTAGGGCATGCGCTCGACGTTCCACGCCGCAAAGCCCCTGTCGGGCATGCTGGGAACAGCGATGTCAGGAACCCACGGGAACCCATCCGGCCACGGATAGGGAAAGTCGGACGCCAGCGCACTGTCGTCCAGGGCCGCAGGCTTCGCGGGGGGATCGAGAGACTCCGCGCCCTGCGGAAACGGATTACCCCCAGAATGCGCGAGCTGAAAGGCCGCGATGACTCTGCCCGCGCCATACGCATGCGGGAAATTCTTATTCGATGAATTGGCCATCGAGGCTCCTCAGTACAGCTCGGCCCACCCCTCCTGAAAGAGGGGAGGGCCTCAGTGGGACGAGATCACGGCACGACAGGCGGCAGCGTGATGTTGCAGTTCCAGCCCGGCGCGCTGCAGCCCATCTGGGCATAGAAACCCGTTCGGACCTGCACGCTGTCACTGTCTGCATTGCGCAAAATGCGCATCCCATCGGTCATCAGAATTTTTGGAGCCATACCCAAGGAGTAGAGCTTCCAAGTATCCATCTGCATGAGATAGGCGCGTGATACCGGGCAGTTGGGGTCGGCGACAACGCTGACTGCACCGCTCGGAGTGTGGACGCGAACAGCCTCGAAGAAGATGTCCGCAACGTCGCTCGAACGCATCAGGTCGTAGACGACCTTGCTGCCGAGAGACTTGATGAGGTCAGCGTAGGTGACCGGGTTGACGAAGCAGATGTCCGGTCGCCCGCCCTCACGGAAGAGCAACGCAGACGCGCTGATGAGCGCTTCCTCGATGGTCATTCCGCTGCCGTTGTATCTGACCCCTGCTAAGCGCGTGGGATCGACCTCACGCTGCACTCCGAATAGCGCTGGGTCACCCGCGACGGGGGCTACGTTGGGCAGCCACCCCTCCAGGCCAGTGATCTTGGAGCGCGCCGGGACGCCGGGTCCGCCGCCGTTCTCATCATCACCCCACTGGAAGAGCCAGTCTCCGACGGGAGGCGGACCAGTGATGGGCAACGGGAAGTTGAAGCCGGGAGCCGCAGGATCGATGGTGATGATCCCCAGATCACGGTTGACCGCCGTGATAGCACCCAGCTCCAGCGGAGCACCACCGCCACCGCCAGGAGCGTTGGAAGTGATCGCCATGCCGACCTCGAAGCGCACAATATCCGCAGGCTCGGAGAGCTGGATGTCGTACACCACGCCGGGGCCAGGCGCAGGCGGGTTCAGCGAGGCGACAGTGCCACGGTTGCCGAAGCCGCTTCCGTACATGCTGCCAGCGAGATCCTGAGTGACAGCACGAAGGATGCCGTCAATCTCGGAGCTTGCTGCCTGCATGAAGGCGTTGGCGTCACCGACTGAGGCCTCGAGGACCTCGTTGCCGATGCTGGCGATGCCGTAGTTCCGCACGCGAGTCAGGACGAACTCGGTGTAGTTACCGGCCGTCTGAAGACCCAGGGCGTTCTGGAAGTTCGCAGAGCGACCTTCCGGCACGCCGAACTGGACCGGGATGGGCAGGTTGCGGCCACCGAAGGCTTCATACTTCGGGATGGCAGCGAGGAAGGGATTGTTCTTGTAGACCAAGTTCTTCACCCTCAAGTCCGTGTAATGGACTTTGAGGGCAGCGTCGAACGAGGTCATATTCAGTGCTGTCATGACTCAGTTCTCCTGTGAAATCGGGGACATCAGCCGTCCCATGTCAGTAGCCGCGCAGCATCCAGCAGCGAGCTTTCACGATTCAGATTGGGATCTGTGATCGTGGGCCTCTGCGTCGCGTCTGCTGCGTGACGGTTGGTTAGCGTCGTGCCGCTGGGCCCAGGCGTTGGAGCCTGCGCCGGGAGCACATCTCGAAGCTCGTCGCGCAGCTTGGTCCTGGTGGACTCAGCCGCAGCCAGCTTCTTTACCAAACCAGACAAGTAGGCTTCCACCTCACTGCAAGCCTGCGATTCACTGATCACCTCGCCGGTCGCCTGGTGTCGCGTGTTCATCAACTGCCAGACCATGTCGGTCGCTCCCGCCTCTCTCACAAGCGGGAAGTCCTCCGTGCTCTGGACGTACTGCTCGACGCCAGACTTCGCCTCTCTCACCGCAGCGGCCATCTTCACTTCGTGGGCCTCTTTCTTCTGCGCTTCGAGCTGCTGTCTAAGTTCGGCCATTTCTGACCTAAGCTGGGGCGTAGGGTCGGGTCGGCCCTGCGTCTCAAGTCGCTCCTGCAAGTCATCGCGTGTAACGCCCTGCTCTCTCAGGAAGCGGAGAGGCTCACGCTTGGCCATCTCACGCATACGCAGAGCTTCCTGCGTTTCGTAAGTGGCTGCCTTCGCCTGCTCCTGTGCTGAACGAGCCGCCTTTTCCTGATCCACTAAGGCCCGGAGAGCGGTAGCCGCGTGATCAGAATGGACGTACTGGGGGTCGCTGGGTTGAACCTCGTCACCGTTGTTATCGTCACTCATGGTTCCTCATTACACGGGCATGTTGCCACCCTCTGGCGTCATCGCGAGAGGGTTTGCCCCGGTCGGACCAGCCGCCGGGGGAGCACCAGGGATCATAGCACCTTGCTGGTTGGCCATGCGCTGCTGGTTGGCCTGCTCCAGGTAGAGGTGCGTCTGCGTCAGGTACTGGCGCAGCATCTGCAGCCGGTCTGACGGTACGTTGTTTTGCTCGGCGGTCTGGATGGCCGCCTGGACCTTGCGCAGCGCCAGCGCATGGTCTTGATAGGGATGCGGCGGCATGTAGCGCCCGTCATCAAGAATGAACTCGATGTTCCGGTCTATCAGCTCGCTGGTAGCCCTATCCAAGGACATCTTCGCTTCGAGGTCGGGGAAATCCAGAAGCTGCTTGGCTTCCTCGGGCGGAATCAGGCCGCCGTTGAGCAGCTCTTGGACCATCGCCAGCCGCCCACTTGGGGTGTGCGGCAGGCTCGACGCAGGGAAGACCTTTAGAACGTAGTCGTCGGCCTCCATGTTGATGTCCGAGAAGTCGAGCACCTCGATGGTGTTCTTGTCGCGCTCCAGCGTCACCGAGTACGCGTTGTCCTCGGCGTAGATGTCCTGTCCAAGGTTGACGATCTGCTTCGCTGCCGTGGTGAACATCGCCTCATACTGACGGCTGATGGTCGTGAAGCGCAGCGCTTCGATGTCCTGGTACTCACGGAGCGCCACCCCGGAGTCCAGGCCAGCAGGCTTCTGACCTGTACTAGACAACTGGCTAACTCCGGTGATCTCGAAGGCGCGCTGGTACAGCCTCTCCAAGTGCTCGAAGATCTCGCGGTTCAGCGACGGCGGGGTAGCCACGATAGGCGCTTGCCCCGTGTACGGAATGATAGTCCCCATTTCATTATTGAAGAATGATTTCCGTACCTTAGAGCCTGCTTCGACGTAGATACGAGGGGTCGATATAAGGTGGAACGCCTTCTGGATCTTAAGAAGGAGACGGTTAATCTCCAACTGTATGCCAAGAATGTCCTCGGTAACCCCCTGCCCCCAGTAGCCCAGAAGCCGCTCCGTCCAGCGGACGAAACAAAACGGGAAATAGCCGCGTGTCCACTGCTCGTCGAGGAGCGTTCCGTTAGTAATGCAGATCACATGCCGTCCGTCCCCTGAATCCTTGGAGGAGGGCAGATGCCAGGCTTCCACGACTTCGAGCTGGTCAACCAGCGAGTCCACGCCGTAGTCCTGTGTGTTCGTGGTCCTGTTCGCCTCCCTTATCATCCCGGCTTTGTCGGGGAACATGTCGCACAGCACTGCGCGATCGATGAACTTCCGCTGGTACAGGTTTCTGGGTTCGCCGTAAAATCCGTCCGCTGGATTGACGAAGACTTCCCCAGGGAACACCCGCTCCAGCGTGATGTCCTGGCCGTGCCTGTAGACCTTGAGCACGCCTGTACCCAGCACGGCCGCATCGAGCAGCACTCGCGGCGCAAGGTCGTACATGTGAGCCGCGTAAAACGCGTGGTCCACGAAGCGCTCCATCAGCCTGGCCTTGCGCTTGAGCGACCAGTTACCACCGTGGGTCAGGAAGCGTGGCCTCGGTTGGGACCTCGAGAGCCTGGAGACTGCCGTGTCACAACACGCCTTTACCACGTTCATGGTGACCCGATCTTGGGACATGACTTGGTTGTGCGTGTAGGGGGCGAAGCCGTAGAGATCCCGATTGCCGTACATGCGGACGTAGCGCATGTAGTCAGCTCGGCGCGTGGTGTCGGCAGCCGTGATCTCCTGCACGGCCATTACCACATCGTTGTAGGGCTCTTGTTGAGTCCACCACTGCAGCGCTATGGCTTCGGGATAATCCATTAGTTACCTGCGGAGTAGAATAGCAGATCGTCTGGGTCCTCGGAATCTTCCGCCCCTTCGGGCGCATCCACGCGGACATCGCCCGACATGTCCAGCATGACGTCGCCCACCTTGAGCTGGACGACGCCAAGCTGTCGCAGCCTGGAGACAAGCAGCACCAGCGAGTCTGCGTCAGGGATCAGGTGGGCTCCACTTGTGCCGCTATCTCGTCCCGCTCCCACCACGGAGTCTCGCTCTGCTCCAGGTCGTAGAACTTCTGATCGAGATTCTTCTCCAGCCGCTTGATCTCGATCTCCTCCATTTCGTCCTCCTGAACCTTGAACCATTCGGCCGACCCCTTTTCTGGCCCTTCTGAGATGTGCTCCATCAGATACTGGTGACAGTACCTCCATGCGTACAGAAGGGCATCGCACACATGATCATCGTAACGGCGTTTATCGGGGAGCTTGCGTTGTTCACCCCATTGGAGAATGGAGATCTCTTCGAGAAGATCCCTATTTCTCTCCCGGCTTACCTCCACAATCCCACGCGCAAGGTCACCGTTGAGCAGCTCGATGTACGCTCTTTTCTTCGTCTTTTCCGCTTCAACGAGCGAAAGACCGAAACGCTTACGCGCTTCCTCGACATAGCCCTTGCCGATTCCCCCGGTGTCGACCACGACGATGTCGAGGCCGTATTCTTCCTGGGCTTCGGCGATCAGTTCCGCGACTTCGCTGGGGATAAGACTCGCCTTCTTGAAACTTTCCAAGACAACGCACCGCCCTTGCGCCTCGGAGTAGGCGAGGATGCAGAAGGCGGATGAGTCGACGTAGCCGATGTCGACTCCCATGACCGTGAACCACTCGTCGTCCCCTGGGTCGAACTCCTCGATGACGGGGACATGCTTGTATACGAGGCTGTCGAGATCCTTGATCCAGACCCCCTTGTACTCGCGCAGGTACGTCGGCGTGTCTTCCTTCCAGCCGTACTTGTCGCGCCTCTCCGCGAGCCACTCGGCGGCTTTGGGCAGGTGAGGGTTATCCAGTAGAGTCCAGTTATGAACGCTCCAACCACTATCCGGCCTAGTCGCTTCATAGAAGTACCCCGTACACGTCGCGTTGGGAGTCCCGGTGAGCGTTATGGTTCCGTCATAATCGAGCACTGCAGGCTCGATTATGTCGGCGATCATTTGGGCTAGGAATGGGCGAAAACTCTGCGCCTCGTCGATAATCACCAGCGGGTATTTGGGACCGCGAAGGCGCTCGATCTCGCTCTCGTCGTTCGCACCGCACAGGAATATCTGACTGCCGTTGGGGAGGGTCGCAGTCAGCTCGTTGTGGTTGAACCTGAGCCCCAGGCCGATGGTGCGGTTGAGGCTTTGGAACACAGGCCAGACGATGCGCTTAGCTTGCTGCCTGGTCAGGGTTATCACCGGGACCAGCGCGTCCGAGTACTGCATCGCTGTCTTCAGCGCCAGCAGGCTTATCCCGTAGGACTTTCCCGCTCGACGACTGCACACCGCCGCCTTTAGCTTGCTTTCGTCTTCGACGAACTTTCTTTGCGGGCCGAATAGGAGTCTCTCGAACTGTAGCTCCTCCATACGGCGAAGGCGGGTCCCCGCTTCCTGCAACACTCGGCGCGCTTGTTTTGAGTCCATCTTCATACTGGATCCTCACCACCCTGGAGAACGGGACGTAATACGTCTCGCGGTGGAACGTCTCGAAGCCCACCTCGTCCCCCGTCCTAAAGATTGACACGACCTGCTGCCCCGAGACGAGCTGCTGCAGGCTGGAGCGACCGTTGACTGGCACGTAGGCGTCGAAGAGCACCTGGACCACCTTTCTACTTTCCACGCTTCACCTCCCCGAAGAGCAGGTACGGGTTGTAGACCCATCCCATCTTGTGCATGTCCAGCTTCCGCCAGGCGTCCGTCGAGTGCGTGTGGAATCTCGGCCGGTCGTCCTCGCTGCTCAGCACACGCTCCATCATCGAGCGCATGATCCGGTGACCGCGCACCGAGTTCTTCACGTAGACGTAGTGAAGCACGAAGGCCTCATCGAGCAGCTCACAGTGCATCCAGCCCAGGATATGGTCGGGGTCGGACGAGTCACACGCCACCACGACAACACCTCGAGGGAGGATGCGCTCAAGCACGGAATGGTGCTGCGCGTAGTAGATGTCGTTCGGAACGTGCTTGGTCATCGCCCCGCCGTGACGGTAGCTCTTGAGCCAACTGTTGGTGATGAACGGCACGTCCTGATCCTGCGCTTCACGCAGGTTGATGATTTCCTCAGTCACTGGTCTTCTCCCGCAGAAGCTCGATGAGCGACCGCAGCTTGGCGCGCTCTCGCGCAGCCTGCTCCTCGGCGATGCGCGCCTTCTGGCGCTGCTCTTGGATGGCTATCACCAGCTC